TGATATGCCCTCTGTTTCCATGGCGGGGAAAATCATTGGTGTGACTGTTCACAACACAGACTGGATCACCGTAGCAAGCGGAACGACCCCTGCGGAACAGTATACGAGAGCAACCGTCAATAACAACATGAAGGACGTGCGAGTTCACTATTATGTGGATAATGTATGTGCATGGCAGAATCTGCCCCACAGCCTGAGCGGCTGGCATGCCGCTGATGGCAGTGGTAATGGAAATCGCAGAACCATTGCCATTGAATGCATTATGTCCTCTGCGTATAATTCTACGGATAAGAAGTCGGAGGACAATGCAGCGAAACTTGCCGCAGCCCTTCTGAAACAGTATGGATTGAACATCAGCCACCTCTACACGCATACCCACTGGCTCAATGTTCGTGACGGACGAAACGGAACTGTTGACCAGCTGAACACCATGTACAATCGGTACAAGATGTGTCCTGCGTACATTTTGCCCCATTGGGCGGAGTTTAAGAAAAAGGTACAGTCTTATTTGAATGCAGGAACTTCCACTATTTCTGCACCTTCTGCAAAGCAGCTTTACCGGGTGAGGAAGTCTTGGGCAGATGCGAAGTCGCAGCTGGGGGCATATTCTTCCTTAGAAAATGCAAAGAAAGTGTGCAAGATAGGCTATAGCGTTTTTGACAATTCAGGCAGAGTGGTATACACCGTAGCTGAAAAGACATATGCAAAAGGCACGAAGATTACGCTGAACAATGCCACTTTGTATGCGTCCAGTACAGCCAAAACCGGAACAAAGAAAAGCGGTACATTCTATCTCTATGATGGACAAGTGGTAAAAGGCAGAATGCGTATTACAAATTCTGCTGCAAACTGCGGAAAAACACCTGTCGGAAACTACGTCACTGGTTGGGTGAATCAGAAGGATATTTAAGGCTATGCCCCCTCTGGGAGAATTTTTCTCTTGGAGGGGGCATTTTCCTTTGCTAAAATCCGAAAACGTGTCCTATTGGTAGTGAGGACTCCGGAGGGGTTGACTTTTCCGGCTGTCAATAGGAGGTGTCAAAATGGATCAGCAGAAAATCATAGATGAGATTGAATATTACAAGGCACAGACAATTACGGAACTGCTCTACGCCAGCGAGAAGATTACATTTGACGAATATGACAAATTAACCGATCTGAACCGGAAAACATTCTCTCCCCTGTTCGCAGACTTATTGCCAAAACCACTTGAAAAATCATCGAATCAGAGTTAAGATACGATACTGACAAGGAGGGAAAGCGATGACAGTCAGAACCATTGAGGCACAGCCCGCTGAGAAAAAGAAACTCCGTGTGGCTGCCTACTGCCGTGTCAGTACGGATAACGATGACCAGCGGGAAAGCCTGGAAACGCAGAAGGCACATTATGAAGAGTGGATCAAGCTGCATTCCGACTGGGAGTACGCTGGCGTATTTTATGATTTCGGCATCACTGGGACAAAGGCAGATGCCCGTGACGGCTTGCAGGCACTGCTATACGAATGCCGCATCGGTCGCATCGACTATGTGCTGACGAAATCCGTCAGCCGATTCTCCCGCAACACCACGGACTGCCTTGAACTGGTGCGTGAGCTGCTTTCTTACAAAGTCCCCATTTACTTTGAAAAAGAAAATCTGGATACCGGAAGTATGGAAACAGAGCTTGTGCTTGCAATCCTGAGCAGTCTGGCACAGGAGGAATCCGAGTCCATTTCCAAAAATGTGAAGTGGGGCAACCAAAAGCGTATCAAAAACGGCAGGTACAGAGCAGGAACAGCGCCCTATGGCTATGAGCTAGATGGTAACGGCAGATATGTGATTATCCCGACGGAAGCAGAGATTGTCCAGTTCATTTTCGAGTCGGTTGTTTCCGGCACGGGAACGCATAAGATCTGCAAAGAACTGGACAGGCGGTGTGTGCCGACGCGTAAAGGCGGCAAGTGGAGTACCACAACGGTCATGGGCATTCTGAATAATGAGAAATATGTCGGTGATGTCCGCTACAACAAGACCTATACGGACGACAGCTTTCGCAGGCACAGGAACAAGGGCGACGTGGAAAGCCCGGAAGTGAAAGATCATCATGAGGCAATCATCAGCCGGGAGCTATACGCAACAGCACATGATGTTCTGGAACAGCGGCTCAGGGAATGCGGCATCCGGCGCGAGGATGAAAAGTACCAGCGACGGTATGCTTTCAGCAGCAAAATCATCTGCGGTGCGTGCGGCAGCACATTCAAGCGTCAGGTAATCTCCAGCGGAATCAGCTGGTGCTGCAAGAAGCACATTGCGGATAAGGACAGCTGCTCGATGAAATTTATCCATGAGGAGGCATTCCAGTCCGCTTTCACCACGATGCTGAACAAGCTCATATTCACCCGAAAGATACTGTTCCGCCCGTATTACAATGCCCTGCGTGTGGCAGGCAGCGATGAAAATCTCCAGCGTATCATGTGTCTGAAAGCGAGCATCCAGAAAAACAACGACCGGAAATGCGAGTTGAAAAAGCTCCGAGTAAAGAGCATCATTGACGCAGTGATGTACAATCAGGAACTGAACCGCATGGAAAAGCAGAACGAGGAAGCCCGCAGAGAGATCCAGAGTCTTGGCAATATTGAATCTGGTCTGATGCTGCGAGAAACAGAAAAGCTGCTGCATTTTATCGATACAGCGGAGGTGCAGGACGCCTATAACGAGGAACTGTTCACTTCTTTTGTTGACAGCATCATCGTTTACAGCAGGAACAGCGTCGGCTTCAAGCTGAAATGCGGACTAACATTGAGGGAGGCACTATGTACGGATACAAAATCATAAACGGCAAAGCCGTCATCGATGAACAGGAAGCCGGCGTCATCGTCAACATTTTCAACGGCTATGTTTCCGGGCTGAGCATGAAAGCGGCTGCGGAAAATGCAGGCGTATTCATGCAGCACAGCGCCGTCAAGAGAATCCTGATGCAGAACATCTACATTGGCACCGACTACTACCCTGCGATTATCAGCCGGGAAACATTTGCAAAGGCAAACGGCAGAAGAATCCATCGTGCGAGTCTGCACAGCTGTGAAAAGCGGTATACCGCACCGCCGATTCACAAGGCGTTCGACCTGGCTGAGACGGAAACGCATTTCAACGATCCGGTGCAGCAAGCCGAATACATTTATAGTCTGATAGAGGTGAAAGCATGAAAAACATGACCGTCATTCCGCCGAAGCCGCAAAAAGGCAATTCAGCGGCGAAGGAAGAAGTACAGCGTCTGCGGGTAGCGGCATACTGCCGTGTCAGCACGGACAACGAGGAACAGGCATCCAGCTATGAGGCACAGATTCAGCATTACGAGGAATTTATCAAGACGAATCCGGAGTGGGAATTTGTCGGAGTGTACGCTGATGAAGGTATCAGTGCGACCTCAACCAAAAACAGAGAGCAGTTCAACGCTATGATCGAGGACTGCAAGGCAGGAAAAATCGACATGATTTTTACAAAGTCAATCAGCCGTTTTGCCCGCAACACGCTGGATTGCCTGAAATACATCCGCCTGCTGAAAGAGATCAACATTCCGGTTTTCTTTGAAAAGGAATCCATCAACACGATGGACGCAAAGGGCGAAGTCCTGATCACCATTATGGCTTCACTGGCACAGCAGGAATCGGAATCGCTCAGCAAGAATACGAAAATGGGAATCCAGTACCGTTTCCAGCAGGGAAAAGTGATGGTGAACACCCGAAACTTCCTCGGCTATGATAAGGACGAGGATGGGCATCTGATCATCAATCCGGCGGAGGCGGAGATCGTCAAGCGTATTTTCCGGGAGTATCTGGAGGGTGCAAGCTGTATGAAAATCGCCAGAGGGCTGGAACGTGACGGCATTCGCACGGCACGGGACAATCCACGCTGGCACGACAGCACCGTCCGCAAGATACTGGAAAACGAGAAGTATATGGGTGACGCGCTCCTGCAAAAGACCTACACCATAGACTTCCTGAACAAGAAGCGTGGAAAGAACAACGGCACTCTGCCGCAATACTACATCGAGGACGATCATGAGGCGATCATCCCGAAGGATATATTCATGAGAGTGCAGGAGGAAATGGCACGTCGGTCATCCGAGCGTGATCTGAACGGCAGGCGGCAGGGCTTCAGTGCAAACCACGCCTTCTCGCACATGGTGACCTGCGAGTGCTGCGGTGAGCATTTCCGCAGGCTGCACTGGAACAACCGGGGAAAGAAAACAATCGTCTGGCGGTGCAAGACCAGACTGGAGGACAAGACACGATGCCCGGCACGGACGGTCAGCGAGGACGAATTGCAACAAGGGTTTATTGACGCGGTCAATGAAATGCTCGGCAACAGTGACGAATACCTGAAAAAGCTGAAAAGCAATCTGAAAACAGCGATCAGCCTTGCCAATCCGCAGTCAGTGGAAGCCCTCGCGGATAGGATGCGGCAATTGCAGCAGGAGCTGATCGACCGGACG